TGACGATCAATCACAAGGGCGACGTCGCGATCAACACGACCAATGGCGCGAAGATCACGCTGCATTCTGACAGTGACCTGAACCTTGAGGCGCCGAACGGCACACTGTTTCTCGATCAGCAGAACATTCATCTGAAGGGCAGCAGCATCACGCTCGAAGGCCCTGTCACGATTCTTGGCGACATCACGCACACAGGCAACATGACGACGAGCGGCGTCCACACTGACGTCAACGGACATCACACGACATCGCTTTTGCGCGAGTCTGAGCTGCTGCAGCGCATTAAAGCCTTGGAGACGCGCCTACAGACGCTCGAAAGCGTGCTCCCGAGGGAGATCAAGTCATGATCGAAGGCATCTACGGCGCACTGATCTTCGGACGCGCTCTCGGGCGCATTCACACTTTTCACGACATCGAGCGCAAATACTCAGGGCGCTTCGGCTCGCACATGGTGCATCTGCGCAAACCGCTGCTTGAATGGGCAGGCAACGATCTGATCGAGATCGAGATGAAGGTCAATCTGAACTCGTCTTGGTGCGGTGACCCGAACCCGCTGCTTGCAGCGTGGCACTTTTTTCACGAGAACGCGATCGCGGCTCCGCTCATCGTCGGCGGTAAACCGATGGGACCTGGTCTGTCGATGTTCGTCATCACTGATCTGAACGAAGCGCACAGACACTGGCTGCCGGGCGGACAGCTCATCGCTGTCGAGCTGAACGTGACATTCAAGGAATACATTCCTTTCGCAGAAGGTCTGCTGTCACAGTTCGGCGTGCCTGGCTTCATCGGAAGTGGAGCAATATGATCGCAGCGAATCAAATCAACATGCCGTCGAGCAACTTCGCACCGCCTGCGCCTGCTGGCTTCGTCGGCAGAGGCGGTGACGTCGAACTCGGGCAGAACTGGCGCATCTCGTTTCGTGACGCTGACGGCATCCCACTGAACATGCAATCGTTCGAAGTGATCGACTTCGGTGCGATCTCCTACAAGGAAATTTTTCAGAACGTGAAGACGATCGTCGCGACGCCTATCTGGAGCGCAGCACTTGAGCGCACGCTCGGTGTCGATGCGCGCATCGTCGACTTGCCAATCGGCTCAGCAGCTGAAGCGACTGTCGTGCTGTTGCAAGCGATCTACTTCTGGGAGCCGCGCGCACAAGTCACTGACATTCAATTTGACGCAGACGTGATCAATGGTCACTTGATCGCAACGCTGAAACTCAACATCAACAACGTCATCTATGGAACAGACACGCCCTACACGCAAGCAAACATCTTTGGCGCGCCGAGTCGCGTCATCGGAGCACTCCCTCCTGTGAACGAGCCAGTGCTCATACCTGGGCCGCCGGGACCTGCAGGGCCGCGCGGCAGCATCTGGTTCACAGGCGACGGCGACCCGTCAACTACAGGGACCGCGAACGTGCAGCCGATGGATTTGTATTTGAACACAGCGAACGGTGACGTGTGGCAGTTCATCGCAGCAGCAGGTGGTGGCGCAACATGGAGAAAAGCTAATGGCTGAATGGACTGAACGCGGTAACATCAAAGGGCCACCCGGAGCATCAGGCGCTATCGGAGGGTTGATCAGCGGACAAGTCCCAATGATCAACGGTCAAAGTCATGTCGACGTTGTTTTCCTAGATGAACTTGAGACAGCAGACTGGCGCTTGGTCTCATGCACTGTGCTCAATGACACAGATGCCTCAGCACTTTCGATTGTAGCGACGACGATCACGCAGAGGGGCACACTAGGCTTCACGATACAACTGAGTGGCTCACCCGATTCTGGCAACTATCAACTGCTGTGGGGCATTGCAGGCGCTGAGATCGCGAGTGGCGACGCGACTGCATACGCGTTGAGCGGCCCGAGCAGTGAGGTTGTAGGCATTCCTTCTGCAGATTTCACTGTTCACATTCAAGCTGGCAAAATTTTACCAGCGCCTGTCACGATCACACCTAATGACGGGAGTGGCCCGGGAGTGCATTTCACTCCATCGAGTGTCGTTCTGACGACTGATACGCCATCTGCAACGTTCAAGCACACTGCGCCAGCTGCAATGAGTTACAACATTTCAACGACGAACGATGGTGGCCTTACGGACCCACCTGCTCTCGTCGTGAATGCGAAGGTGAACGCAACGACATACACGCTCAGCGGGCCAGCTTCGGGTTCAGTCGGTGTCGAGTCAACTCCGTTCACAGTAGCGTTGCTCGCGAATCAAGCTGTGCCATCGCCAGTCACGATAACGCCGCACGCCATCAGCGGTGGAGGTGGTGGAGGAACGTTCACGCCTTCAAGCGTGATTCTTTCTACGACGTCGCCATCAGCGACATTCACTTTCACGCCAACAACAAGTGGCGCGATCTCAATCGAAACAACGAATGCGGGTGGTCTGACTGATCTGACCGATCCTGCTCCAATAAATTACGCAGCGAGCGCAGCACTTCACTTGTTAAACACGCTGATCTCCTATTGGAAAATGGACGAACCGTCAGGGACAGGAAACCGGATGGATAGCAAGGGCACCAATCATCTCACGCCGAATGCTTATCAGAGTGCTCTCGCTGGCATAATAAACAACGCTCCAGTGTTCGTCGGCGCGAGCTTGGACTATATGACTTGCCCCAGCAACACATCGCTGCAAATGGGTTCAACCAGTTTCACCATATCGCTGTGGGTCAAACTGAACTCGTTGCCGTTATCAGCGTCTCTGTTTGCGCTATTCGCCAAGATGAATGAAACGCCTAACGCCTTCGACTACGAAGTCGATATTGTAAACTCAGGCGTGGGCCCGCATTTCAGCGGCTTCACTCAAAGCGCTGGCACCGGATACACTGCTGATGCCAACACGCCAATCGTCACCACAGGCGTCTGGTATCATATCGTGTGGTGGTTCGATGCTACCAACGGACAAGTGCATATTCGCGTCAATGACACCACAACTTATAGCAGCCCAGCAGGAGCAGGAGCCACAGACGTGAGCAGTGCTCCGCTTGATGTTGGCGCAAGAGCTTATTCGGGAAGCCCACAGTATACCGATGGTATGATAGACGAGATCGGACTCTGGAAACGAGTGCTCACTACTGACGAAAAAACTGCTCTCTACAATGGCGGCGCAGGCTTGCCATACGGATCATTCACACCATGAACAACTTCGCGCTCAACAACGCACGACTACAAAGCGACATCGACTTTGCAGGCTTCAAACGTCTGAACGACGCAACGCCAAGCAGTGGTGGCGGGACTCTGGGCGTATTCAAGAACGTGCTTGATGCGCCTTACAATGCGAAAGGCGACGGCACGACTGATGACACTGCGTCGATTCAAGGCGCGATCGATGACGTGTTCGCGCTCGGCGGCGGCACGGTGTTTTTCCCGCGTCCTGCAGCGCAATACCTCTGCAATGGCGGGTTCGATTCAACGACAAATTCAATCTTGAAACTGCCTTTGGCAGCTGCGCTCAGCGACAAGCCGCGTGTGATCAGACTGCAAGGAGAAGTCTCGCCGATGTGGGGCACCTACGGGCCCGACGGCTACGCAGTGATCATCAAGACGACACGCAACGACGGCACAGGCACGTGCCCATCGTTTCTCGCTGGCGCTGCTGCGTCTTATTTCGGCAATGACATGGACCCGCGCAATCAGAATCAAGTGCGTCTTGAGATCAAGAATCTGCGCTTCGACGTGACAGGCGACACAACGTGGGGCTTGCGTCTCGACTCGACTGGCATGGCGATCTTGGAGGACGTCGGGATTCTCGGCCCAGGCATCGGCAACACGCACGGCACTGTAGGTCTTGTCATGCCGCGTTTCGTCAACATGAGTCAGTCACAAGCGACACGGATTTTGTCTTTCGGTTTCGACACAGGACTCGTTGCTGGCGAACTGTTCATTCTGCAGTGGAGCTACTTGTCGAACTGCAACGTGGGCATCTTGTTCAACGGCGGCAACGGCCCGTGCTTTCGCGCGCATGTTCTGTGCGATACATGCGCGACGGGAGTGCGCTTTGCGAGCGTGCCTCCGCTCTATGCAGGAAGCGCAACAGTCGATCTGATCTACTTTCACGAGCACAACCCTTCTGCGCCGATTGTCTACGACATTGACGATCCATCGAACGCTGGTGGCGGCATCATCAAGTGGGCGATCTCGCAAGCGAGCACGAGCGGAATCAACGCGATACCGCTCGCAGTGAACGGTGCTGCAAATCTGCGTCTTATACGCTACGACAGACCGAATGACGTTGTGCTGAGACAACCTGCTTACACTACGCCAACAGACGTCACATCGATCGTCGCTTGTCTGCGAGCTGCTGGGCTTTGCGCATGAAAACTGGCAACGAGAAATGGCGCATGGTGTTGGCATGGGGCTGTGTCGTGATCTTTCTGCTCGCTCCTGTGCTCGTCTT